TTTCTCGTGTGCATTTCATGTGCATCAAATAATCACGATATTATAACTATACCTTATCATAGTTGAGTGCACACGAAGGAAACGTCTGTACTCACTTGATAGTGTTAGCTTTTATCAAACAAAATAGTCTATACTTATAGACTCTTATGTGCACGGGAATCCGCCCAATGCACACGAACAAAGGGTGTAAGAAGTTACACCCAAAGGAGACTAGATACATGTACTCACTAGGATACACTATGACGCTTGTCATGTGCCTACTTGCTTCTGTTTACCTAGCAAACAGCAACGGCGACGCTGCAAGAGATTGTACGCTTACCGCAGGTGTTCTTTTCTTTTGCACATACGCAATGGCCAAGCACAACCTAACTCCTCCGCAGTTAGTTGTTGCAATCTTCAGGAGGTTACGTCGTGGCTAAACTTTACCAGAAGAAAGGTATTTGGAACTTCAAGGACGGTTTTGACTACGGTCTTTACCGTACCTCCAGCGACTACATTTTCAACTTCGTAGTTGAAAGGTACGTGGGAGACATCCTTGTGTTCAAAAAGACAGAGCAGTCATTTGAAGCAGGTAGACGCCAGGGGTCCGGCAAGGATGCCATTCTCAATGCTCGCATCGAAGCACTGCAAGCTTGGAACGAGTGGCTTATCTTCAAGGGGATACCTCGCTCCGATACCATCAACCCAAAGGTGTGGGCAACACACACATACTTTGAATGCCGGTAGGTGTAACCTTTTACACCCTGGGGGAGAACACAATGAGTAAGAAGAGAAAACGCTGCAAGCGTTGCAAGAAACCAATGAACATCGGGAAGGGTCTTGTCCGGCATGAGCCCTGCCCAGAGAACGGTAAGGTGCTTTGCACCCGAGGCATTTACAAATTCGAAGCAGTGCTCAAGTGCAGTAGCTGTGGATTTTCTAGGAGATTCGTGTGAGCTACCAAACACAAACTGTTACTTGGTACGTTGTACCAGCTTTGAAGTCTGACGGTTACTTTTCGACCGTCTTCGAGGCTTGGAGCAAAGACCCAGAAACCCCTCAAGATATTTTGCATCGATTGGTCGATGCTTTTTTTAACCGGCTCGATGTACACGAAAGCCCAATGCTTGCTCAAATCAGCCAAGCTTTGGAGTTTCGTAGTCACTATAAGCTTAACCATTTGTATGACTAGGAGATTTTCATGACTCAAAAGAAAATAGCTTTACTCGGCACATCCGACGCTCGCTTGTATAAGTACAATGCAAGGGGAGAACTTCTAAGCTCTTACAACCCTTACGCAGCATCTCCAAGGTTGCTGGAACTTTTGGACCAGGGTTATGAGGTGTACATCGTCTCTACTCGGACCAAGTTTTTCCCAGATGGGGGTGACAAGTGTTTGTTAGAACTCATCCCAAGGGAAAACTTTTTCTTCGCCAACCCTGAACTCGAATGCCGTGGGCCTGACTCCCCTGGTCTTATCGATGTGTGGGAGCGAGCCGCTACTCATGTAGGGGTAGAGGTGGGGGATAACTTCGAGACTTGGATGGACATTCGCTTCCTTGCGAAAGAGCAAGGGTTAACAATTAAGTAATGGCATTAGCCATTAGGAGAACACAATGACAGTAGTAATCAATGAATTTGTAACAAGACAAACAACAAAGAGCGAATACAGCTCACCAATTGACTCCCATTCTTGGGATGATGTGTTGGCTGAAATCAAAGACAACTTTGATAAAGCTTACACTGGTCCAATGAACGGGGTTCTTTACGTCCCTCTAAATCCGAACAACTACCTTTCTGCGGTAGCTGTACTAGAGGAGGGAGATGAACTTATCGGGGAGTTCAAACGACGCAGGGATGATGAAGACCCTCGAATGAGTTTCAGAGTTAAGAAGGGTAAGGCTCCAGCCAAGGAAGCCTTCGCAGTCCTCTACAGTTCTACTAAGCTTGAAGAGTCGGACAGACAGTTAGAACCAGTGGAAGGTAACTGGGAGTGTATCTCCCTGAATGCTGCTCCGATGGAAGGGGAGATGCCAATCGACCCGACCACCTTGATGCACAACCACTTTGGTTCTTCGGGAGGCTCCGCAACAGGGTTGGGGGATGAAGCTTTTGTTAAGCAACTCCGCGAGAGTTTTATCTGGTGGCGTGACAAGGCAATGTCTTCCAAGTAACCAAACTTTTGGAGAAGAACTATGAATGAACCAGACTGGGAGAACATCCGAGGACTGCGCGTCATCGGGTGGATGGTTACCATTGGGTGGATAGATAGTTACACAGGCGAGCAGTTACCAGCCCGGACTCACCCGCTTGGTAAAACAGGCAAGAACTTTGAAGTGGTTGGTTACTTTAAACCAGACCAAGACAAACTCCTACTTCTCAGAGATGTAGCGGGTTACTCATCAGAACTTTACGAGGTTCACTTTTCGTGTGTTATCTTAGAATAACCAAACTTTTTTCAAACGCGCGCACGAAATGCGCGCGCTACCATTTACAATAGAGAGGAGCCAGCTATGGCTAACGGTGCAATGCAAGAGAAGCGTACTCAACTTAACTTTCTCGATGGGGCGATGGAGAACCTTCGAGAAAACTTTGAGGACTTTGCAGAAATTTTTGGGCTTTCACCTGAAGAGGTAGAGAGCAAGATGGACTTAGCCGAGTCCATGTTCGATGACGTATATGGTGCAGTAGAAAACTTCTGCACTTCTAGGAGGCCCGTTCGTAACCAGGACGGTTGACTTCCTCTTGACTTTTATTATAGAATTTAACTATTAGGGAACACCTTATGGATAAGATAACAGTGCTTCGTGAACTCGCCGACGCTTTGGAGAGAGAGCAACAACTCATAGCCGCTCTTAACTCCGAACCGTCTGTTGAACCAGGGGGAAATGGTTTCTTCTGGTTCTTGATGATTGCAGGGGTGGGAGGCTTACTCTTCGTAGGTTTCCTCCAGGGAGACTTATCAATATGAAGCGTGAAATAAAGAGAGACTTCGTTATCGATCGAAGCAAGTTTACCCTATTCGACTTTGTAGCTTTGACTGGCTACATCTTTTACTTCTCAAGCTTGGCCGTCATAGCCTTAGCTTGGTTGGTATATCTAATAAAAATATAACATCTATACCGGGGGATAATATGGATACTGATTTAATGTTTTTACTACCAACTGCCCTATCCGTTCTGGGCTTTTACATGTGCGGATTCTTTACTGGTCCAGCGTAACGGCCAGGGTCGTAGGCTGCGCGACTTTAAATAAGTCAGCCTCCAATCGAAGTTGCGCCAGGGATGGCTAGTCTGGGTACAGATGAAGGAGAAGGGGTTCGCGATCCCAGTACCATAAAAAACTCTCCAGGCTGGAGTGAGGCCCCAAACCTTGAAAGCCTAGCTGGTTAAATGGCGAAGCTGTCTGCAAAGCGAAAGGCGAGTACCAGACACACCATTTAACCGGCGACCTTATCGAAGTTTCGTAGCAATGCACGGTAACTGGAGACAGTTTAAAGTTATTGCCATTGGGTACATGAAAAAGACAAGGCCAACTAGATTTGGATGTCAAAGACCTGATG